CGTAGTCGCCGATGATGCGGTTCACGCCCAGCTTGAGGCTGGTAAGGCGGCTGTCGAAGTCGGTGTTAGCATCCCAGTAACCATTGTTGCGCTTGGCTTGGAAGTAGAGTCCACGGCCAACGCGAGGGTCAGGGATAACGATGTCGAGGAGAGGCATTCCAGCGGCCTCAGAGAGGTCGAGGCGGAAGGCGTCATCTTCGTTTTGGAGTTCGACGAGCGCGTCATCGAGCATATCCAACGAGAGGTAAGCGATCTTGTTCAGATCAGCAGCGGCGACTTTGACACGGATGTGGCAGAGGTCGTAGCCAGACTCATTGTTGGTCGTATGCTCAGGGATGAACCAAGCGGCGTCATCGAGGAGTCCGCAGTAGACACCATCATCGTTAACGATACCGACCCACTTGTGGCCTGCACCGCCGATGTAGTTGGCGCGGAGGAATTCCTCATGGACATTCTTGGTGATGCGAGCGTTCGACTCCTCGAACTGAAGGATTTCTTCAGCGGGGAAGAGGCGATAGAGCAAGCTCTCAACGCAAATCCAGTCCGTGGTCATCTCTTTGCGGAGAAGCTCGAAAGTGTAGCTCTCCGTGCCGGGGCGTTGGATGACTTCGGGTTTGCTGTCGCAGGAGTCCGTGTTGCAGTAGGTGTCAACGATCTTGCGGAACGGGCTGCAAGGATCATAGAAACCACGGCCAAAGCGGAAGCCTTTTTGCTCGGTGGTGTGATTGAGGGGCCATGCTTGCTCCTCGAAACGGGTGAAGTAGGTCGAGTTGGTGACGAGCTTCTTCACATAAAGGTCGTTGAAATATTCACGGCCTTCGCGGAAAAAGCTATCAATCTCGGCGCAACTATTGAAGTAGAGTTGTTCTGACATTTGATTTATTTGTTTAGGTTTAGTTTGGTTTTAGCATCCGTAAGAAACTCGAAAATTCCAAAGCGAATGCTTTTTGTTTTCGAGCCGGATTCAACCCTCGGTGTCTTTTTAAGACCAGTCCGGAATAGTTTTTGATTGGAGAACTAGAACTCCAAGGCCGGGTAAGCCCACTCACTAATTTTATCGGTAACGATAATTTCGTCTTTCCCGTTTCTGGGAAACTACAGAATCAAAATATAGTGTCAAATCTTTTTTTCATTTTTTTCTTACCACTTGAATATTTTATTTTGCCCTTTTAGTAGATTAAGCCTAGCTGGCATTACTTGAAGATTTGATGGTATATGCATTCCGCCTTTATTTAAAGGCACAATATGGTCTACATGAAATTTAATATTGAAAATCTGAGATAGTCTTTTTGATTGCGTGTAGAATACAGCAATTGTCTTTAATTGCTTTTCAGAAAGAAACGATTTTTCTCTTTGTCTCCTTCTTTCTTTGCTTGCCTTGATATTCGATTTATTTTCTATATGCCACTTTTTCTTTCTTTCTTTTATTTCTGATTTTTTTTCATCACTTAATCTATTGTATTTTTCTGTAGACCTCAGTCGTTCTTTTTCTATATTCTCTTGGTAATATTTTTTGTTTTTATATCTTTTTAATTTTCTGTAATTTGTGTTTGATTCAAATTTTAAAGCGTATTCTTTTTGTTTTTTCTTATATTGAGTAAATTTTTCTGGAGTAAGCCATCTGCTTCCCTTCCAGAATATCATTCCATCTTCTCTTGTATCTCCCATTTTTACTTTGCTGGATTCCATAAACAATCCATACATTCACACTTATTTAATTCAAATCTTTTTTTAAATAAAAATAAAAAGGGGAGAGTGCATCGATAACACTCCCCCCTTTCAGCTTTGTTGGATCAGGGCTACGCGCTCGCAAGATTACGGCCAGATGGCGAGAACCTCGCCAGCTTTGCCGCCAGTCCCTCAGTCACATTCATCCGCCGTTGCTGAGATTCTGAAACGCGAGGAGTCGAGTCTACACGCGAAGCTCCCTTGAGCTTTCCGATGTAGTCATCTTTCTCCTTCACCATTTCTTGAAGTGCTTTCACTTGGGCGTGAAGTTTCTTGTAGGCCCGACCTTGATTGATGAGTCGGTTCATTTCATCAACGGACGCTTCATCGCTCGATTGCTGGGTGGCAATGAGTGCAATTGCATCATCCTTCGATGTGTCGTATTTAATTCCCTTTTCTTTCATGTAAGCCGCGATGTCATCAGAGATGCTGGATTCTTGCTCCACTTCCTGCGCCTGCTGTTTGTAGCTATCGTGCCATGTATTGATGAATTTATTTCGGGCTTCGCTTTCCTTACGCTTTGCGGCGTTTTGGATTTCAGTCTTTGTCTGCTGGTAATTAATGAGCGCGTCAGCATGGCGTTCCGTAGCATCAAGGTAGTCTTTGATGTAATCGGCGAACCTTACTTGCTTGAAGGTTCCCAAACTATTCGTGATTTCCTCGAAAGCCTCGTCGCGCTCACGCAGGGAGGTTGCTCGGTCATCTTCGTTCGTATGGTGGTAGACTGCTGCATTTGCTGCAATCGCCCTTTGGAACAATGATTGGAGAGTGCTATCGCTTCCGACAATATCCCGCGCCGAGTTATAGCTTTGCTTGATAGGCTCAAAGTATTGCTTCTGGAAATCGGGATTGCTGGTCAGATCATGGAAGTCCAACTTGCCGCGAAGGTCTTGGATTTCCTTTGATAAGTTTGACTCCAATTCAGCTTTTTCCTCGTTCGCTTTATTAAGCTGGGCTTGGTAGTGGTTAGCTTCTGATGTGGTCGAGGAGTTCTGAACCAATGCTTCAAGCTCCGCAATTTTCTGAGTATACTTAGGAACCTCATCCTTCTTGAACTTCTCCAACTCTTCTTTGAGTCGGCGGTTCTCCTCGATCTGCTTTTGAACAAACCCAGTTTTCTTGATGTTCAAATCTTTCTTAGGCTCGTTATCGTTAACGATAACTTCAGATTCATCTTCCATTGGCTCTTCTTCAGATTGGCGCATACCAATCATTGGGTCGCCGACATTGGTTCCGCTTGGCTTGCCGTCATCGGCTTGCTGCTTGCTGAACTTGGCAAGGAAGTCCTTTGTGTTCCCTTTGATAGGAACCTCTGGCTTGCTTGTTAGGTCTTTGATGATTTCTGCTGTGGTTTGTTCGCTCATAGGTCTTGTAGATCAGGGTCTGATATTGCGTTTTCTTCAACATGGATGGTTGGTTTTTTGGTTTTCTTAAATTGGGTGGGTGTATCCTCTCCAATTGTATTTATCCTGTTGAAGATGTCCCTTGCCGTATCAATGCCGCACGATGGTTGCGCGGTCATTAGTAGGTAGGTTTGTAGAGCAGCCCAATCCTCATGGTTGGCTATGCTGGCACAGAGGCTTTTGATTTTATCGGTTTTCATTGTTTAGGTTGAGGTGGTGTCTGTGGTTTCTGTTCTTCAGTTTCCATTTCAGTTTCTTCCATCTCAACTTCTTCGCCGGGGGTTTCTACCTCCTCGACTTCTTCCTCTTCTTCCATCTCTGGAGCTTCGGGAGCCTCTTGCATAGGCTGGGCTTTGCCCATTGTCTTTTGAATCTCGGCGCGAGCCTTGGCTTTCTGAAGCGCGAGTTGAGTAATACCCTGCTGTTTGCGTTGTTCTGTGCGCTGGGCGTGACTGACAGATGCCTTGCCGATAGAGATGTCTGCGAGCTTCTGCTTGGTGTCGATGTCGATACCAGACTTGGCAGCGAGGTATTGGAGTTTGATGTCTTCTTCGGACATTCCTTGGCCTTGACCCTGCTGTTGGCTCTGGAGCATTTCTTGGTAAACGGCGTTGATCTCGTCGCCCATCTTTCCAGCTTGTCCCATGCCTTCCATAAATTGCTTGAGGAAGTCTTGTTTGGATTGGTCTTTTGCGATGAACTCCACATGGGCCATGATGTGTCCACCCTTGAACTGGATGGAGCGAACAGCTTTTGCGAGTTCCGTAATTTCTGCCGCGCCAGCTTGGATGGCCTGCATATTCGTTTGAATCTGCAACATGAGGTCTTGGAAGTGACCTTGAGCGTGTTCGATGTGTGGATCGGTTGGCAAGACTGGGAAGTTCGCTGGGTTGACGAATACATCCGTCATGCCTGCGTTCTCGAAACCAATGATACGAGCAGTATCATCAATCTTGCTCATCTTCATATTGCGATACCTAGCTACATTGTCCCGCCCCGCCAAAGCTGCGATGGCGTCTTTAACGGCATTCTCTTGTCCTTCGTTGGCTGGAGTGATGCTAGTAAGCGATACAAGTTTCTCCGCTGTGATGAGCTTGAAGCTAGGGCTTCCTGCTCCGTTGATGAGGTTGCTTCGGATGCTTGTGATGTTCTTCCAAGCGGCAGCTTCTTTAGGAGTTCCAAGTTCCTCAAGAATTTCGTAGAATTTTTTGACATACTCGTATCCCTCGTCATTGCGAGTTGAGGATACAAATCGGCGATATAGCTCACGGAAGTATAGAGTTTCGCACTCATTGAAACGCCTGATTTGAGTTCCAGAAAGTTTTGCCGATTCCGCCGCATCGAGTTCCGCTTCGCCTTTGGTGCGTTGCGCTCCTCCTGCTGTTGGTGCATTGATGCGATACTGGCCTAGTCCTCGATAGAGATCGCCCATGTAGAACTGCATGAATTGCATTCCCTCGGCGACTGGCATCTGGAACCTGTTCTGTGTGAACTTAGCCCCATCTGGCATAACGCTGATCGGCAACCATTCCATCTGCTTGAGCATCTTGGTTGAGTCTGGCGACCCGCCATCCAACAGAAGCATTGAGTTAAGACGAACGGCATCAACAAGCCCGTTCATCGTGAAGTCATACTGACGGCAGGCTACGAACGCCGCTTCCGCTTGGGACTTGATGTCGTGGAATAATCCGCTACCCACCGAGTCGGTGAGCATATAAATGATTTCGTCCCACTTGTCGAAAAGCCCGACATTAAGTTGGAGGAAACCATGTTGGTCACGGACAATTGCTTCGCTGACTTTTTCGCTCCCTTTGACATACTGGTTGATGTATTGGCTGATCGGGTTGTAGTCTTGGAGGATGACTGCTTTCGAGATTTTGCCGTCGAATTCCCTCCAGTAGATTTCGTAGAGGTCGATCTTTTGGTTGACCGAGAGTGACCAGTTGAATCCGCTTTCCGAGATTGTGCGGAAGAAGTCTTCCCTTGTTTTGTTGTGTTCTGAAAAAGCCTTGTGGAATCTAATGGCGTCCACAACTGCATCGACATTCCACCCAAGGTCTTCGGCGGCAGATCGGTTTTCGATGATCTTGTAGAGTTGATACGGGGTGAGTCGAACTCGCCGCACAAATTCTTCCAGATTCGAGAAATCAACCTTGATGTCATCAGGGAACAAGAGGTCAGAAAGCGGTATGTATTCTGGCATCCAGCCAAGAGGGCTGTGCCACATCCCGATGCCTTTTCCGTAGAGCAGCATCGACTCAAGTTCTTGTTCTTTGTTGTAGAGATACCCCGGCCATTCGCGGATCGCTTTGTCGAACGCGAGCGTAATGTTTTCTGTGTGGACGAGTCTTTCTTTTTCATTGCCATATTTTGTTTCGATTGATGCACAAGCCTGACGCTCTGTAATTACATCGTAGTAACTGGACTTCTGGTTGTTGACGATGAACTCCATCTGCCCCCAGTTCACATCGGCCTGCCAAGGTAACTTCTTCTCTGCTATCTTACTATAGCCAGTAGGCGGGAATCGCTTATAGCTTTTGTATACCCGAATGCGTTTATTCTCGCGGCCAGAATTTGACAGAGAGAGATTGTTTGCGATATTCCAAGCGTGGTTCGATGATGAAATCCTAGTATCTGGGACTTCTCCATCTGGGCCGAGAGTTAAAAGTGAAAAGTTGTCTGATCCGACTGAGATAGGCATAATGAGTTATCGTTAACGATAGAGTTATTTGTTGAACATTCTGTTTAACGCTTGTCGGCGTTGTCTGCAACTAGAGCATCCTTTGGCTTTTTGTTCAAGTCTTGTTCCTGCTATCCTGTCAACTACTCTTGCTACTCCATGAATAGCTTGTGCAACATGATCTCCTGCTCCCATCCAACACCTTTCCGCTGGTTGGCGTTCGCAGATTTGAGTTTCGATAACATCAGCAAGATCGACTGGCGCAGTAACTCCGTTTGATCTCATGTCTTTGTTAACATTCTCGATCAGGCGAGACAATGATTCTCCGTAAACAGTCGCTGGGAAATCTAGGTTATTACGAGTGATTACATACTTGTAATACCACCCACCTACAGGAGCGCGTCGAGGTTCTTTAAGTTTCATCTTGCCTTGAGCGTGAAGATGAGGTTTCATCCTTCCCATGTCAAGAAAAATTGTTTCTCAAAATGGCATTCGGAAATATGGGATGGTCTTCCCAGAAAACATGAACCCGCTTGAGATAGAGCTTTATTGCTACGCTTTAACCCGTGGTGATTATGGAAAGACAATGCGAGTTAAGAAGAACATGGAGCTTTCTGACTACAAACTTTTGTCGCCATTTGAACACTTTATCATAGCTGTCCAGTATATGTGGCCGACTGATGTTGTGATCAAGAATCGTGGTTATACCAATACCCAACTTCTTCGGACTCTTGAGGAGTTGTGTAACAATGACGATGTGTGTCTCGCAGGCGCGGCCTCAATGGGTAAATCATTTCCTGTCGGTCTGTGGATTTATCTGGATTGGTGTGCTGCCCCGCATTGCACATCCTCTTGGGTAGCCACTACAACCTTGGGAGCTTCGGAAGATCGTATCTGGGGTATTATTTCTAAACTTTGGAAGTGTGCATCCAATAAGATTGGGAACCTCGTTGACTATCGCCACATGATTGTATGGGGTGGCGCGTCTGGAGATGATGAGAAGGACTACCGCAATGCTATCAAGGCTATTGCATTCCCTCCCGGCTCCGAGGGACAGAAGGCTATTGATACCACCCGTGGCCGTAAGAACGATAGGATTCGCGTAGCCTTGGACGAGTTACCCGAAATGGAGATGGGTGCGATTAACATTAGGCAGAACCTTTCTTCCAACGATGACAAGGTTTTCATTGGTATCGGAAACCCGTCCGCTGGCGACAATCCCCACACCCGTTGGGCTATGCCTAAAGGTCACACTAGCTTCGATGCGGTGAGTGCTGATATGGAGAAGTGGGAGACCGAAACAGGCGTATGCTTGTTCTACAATGGCATGAAGTCGCCAAACTTCCAAGCTCCTTCCGATGAGCCGTCTCCATTCCCGTTCCTAATGGATCGCAAGAAGCAGGCTGACATTCTTAAAATGTCCTATGGAGATGAGAACTCTGTTGACTATGTGCGTAATGCTATTGGATGGTGGCCTAAATCTGGCTTCGCCCAAACGATCCTAACCGCCGATGTCATTCGGAATGCCGATACCTACTCAGAACCTATCTGGGATCACAATGACCTTATCAAGATTGCTGGCTTCGATACTGCTTTCACGGCTGGTGGTGACAGATGCGTCCTCACAGTCTGCAAGCTAGGCTATGTCCGTGGAACTTCGCAGAAGGTTATGTATCTGGAAAACCAAGAAGTGATCCAGATCGCTGCTGGTCAAGCTACCGAGTTCGATGTTCAAGTCGCCGCGAAGGTAGTTGAGCTATGCCGCAAGCATGAAGTTATGCCTAGCAAGTTTGGCATGGATGTCAGCGGTGATGGTGGTCGAATTGGGCAGGCTATCATGCGCGAGTGGCTACGGCATGATAAGGATGGTTCCTCTATCGCTCTTATCTCTTCTATGGGTCGCCCGACTGATCGTATCGCCGCCGATGTCGATAAGCGTCCTTGCACCGAAGTCTATGATCGTTTGATATCGGAATACTGGTATCAGAGCTTCCACGGGTTTAAGGCTAGGGTTATCTATGGAGTTGAAGCATCTGGTGAGCTAGGCCGAGAACTTTGCCTGCGTAGGTATCGCACCAAGAACAAGAAGATTTCCGTAGAGACTAAAGACGATTACAAAGGCAGAACTGGATTCTCGCCTGACTTGGCTGACTCGTTTCTCTACGCACTAGAGATGTCCCGCCGTAATGGACTAACTTTTATCGGTAACGATAAACCTGTCCCGACTGATCGCTTCTGGGCTAGGAAAGAAACTAAAGTCGAAGAAATGTCCGATGACGAATATTATATGTCGGACGATGATGGGGAGGATTAGCAGGAACGAGTATGCATCCTCTTTTCAGATGTGGGCTTTCGGGAGTCTAGGGCCGATAAGGCCGCCCAATCCCACCGAGTAGAATGCTTCTTTGAGAGGCTCCCGGTCGTGTTATCCACCTGCCTGCTAAAATTAGCCACCGCCATTTCAATGCCCAAACGCATATTGTGAGACGATGATTCGGTTAGTTTAGAAAGAGGAGGTTGCAGCCTCCCACTATGAAAAGTTTACTCTAGCACACCTTGCAATTCCATCAAGTTCGCTAGGTCTTCGCTGACTGTAATTCTGCAAGCCTTGTCTCCCTCGAAAGTAATTCCCAACATTTCAAGTTTCTCTAGGTCGGTTTTCTTGATCCAGCAGTCCACATAGTCTTGGCGGAAGCGAATCTTGTATTGGTTTTCGTCAATGAATGTGCCTTCGCACACGATAAGTGATTTGAACATATTATTTGAATTGGTAAACTAGGTAGCCTTGCTCTTTCGCCCACGCTGGGTTGTCGTGGATTCTTTGGTGACAGGGGCGGCATACAGCCAAGAAAGTGCGCTTCTCGCAGGTGTTACGGCCTCTGCCGCTTTTATGGTGAATGTCCGTTGCTTCCCTATCACATACTTCACATCTGCCGTTTTTTTCTTCAAGATACTCTCTCCTTACCCTACTGTATTCAATGCTTCGCTTTTTGAGTCTGGCTGAAACGGGATTGAGTTTCCCTCCTCTTTTCTTGAATCCGCTTTTAGCTTTGAGTGGAGTTTTGCGTCTGAGCATAGAGCTACTATTTTCTCGATGTGTTGTTTCTTCAGTATTGATTTCGAGGATGTCTCGATCTGGTTTATCAAGCTACCAGTCACTCCGATCTTGTCTCCCAAATCACGGACAGACAACCCAAGCCCATTACGGCAATCGCGCAGATACGAACCAAACATTTTCCGTGCATTATGCTTGATGCTTCTGCTATGCTGTATAGCTGATAGGTAGCTATTGTAGGCTGCTTCTAATGGGTGCATTTCTAGTAAGTCTAAACAATCTTATTGACAGGTCAATCTTTTTTTCATACCATCCCAAAAAATGGACAATCACAAGAACAACATCGACTTGGACATGACGGCATTTCAGTTCATGGACTTCGCTCGCAAGTCTGTTCTGATAACAAATATGTCTCTTGCCGAAGCTATGGGCGAAGGTATCTTTTCTACCCTAGAGACCTTTAGTGGGCATGGAGGATACCTAGTTCTCGGAGTGCGCCCCAACTCTACCGCGAGGGCCGCGACCTACTCTGGCAAAAGAATCCTTTGGTCAGAACTCGCCCTAATCAAAGACGAAGACCTAGAACTCCATCACAAACTTCATGCCGTTGATTGCTCGGATTTCGATGCTTCCGATATTGCTTGGACTGATTTGGTGGAGCAGTTAGAGGAATGGACACGCTGCGAGCGCGAGGAGATTGACCTCGATTATCGTTAACGATAAAAAATAATTCTTGACCTGTCACAATCAGTAGTGATAGGGTTAGCGCGTCTGAGAGATCAGACCTCGGCGTAGGAACCGAGTGATAAAAGAAATTAAATTAACAAACAAATATATGATCCCTTGTAGAGGATTATTCCTACTGCGTCAGTTGCCGCTTTCTTTTGACTCTACAAGGGGTCGCCTTTTTTAAAATGAATCCATTAAAAGCCAACGGAGGAATCTTCGTTCGGAATGAAATTATCGGACTCATAGTTTTGAACGACCGAGATAAGATGCTTCTTGCTGCAATCGACAACTATGAGAACGGATTTGACGAAAACATGCATGAAGCAGCCGCGATATTGCGGTGCAGCGAATCGCAAGCTAGCAATTCCTTTGAGAAATTAAGGGCATTGAATTACATCACTAAAGACTCTGACACTACGGGCTGGGTTTTGAATGAAAGTGGGCCGTGGTTGGAAGGGTCGAAATGAGCATGGAAGCCATTACAAAAGTGTTTAAGAATAGCAAAACCGATGGCAATGCTTTGCTGATTTTGCTTTCTCTTGCGGATTGGTGCGATCAAGACTTCTCATGCTTTCCTTCAATTAAAAGAATAGCTGAAAAGGCTAGAGTTTCAGAACCCACAGCAAAGCGATACATGCGCGCTTTTATGAAAATGGGTTTGATAACTAAAGAGGCCCGCGAAGACAAAAGCGGAAGGCAGACATCGAATAGATATTATTTGAATGTTGAAATGATCGGAGCAGATGAAGTGACCAAGGAGATTCTTGACTCGGTTACCTATGACAGCCAGCGTCAAGATTGGGAGGGGGTAAGGCGCGTTAGTGGGTTGGAGGGGGTAAATGGACTTACCGGGGGAGGGAGTAAATCTATTTACCGGGAGGAGGGGGTAAGTGGAGTTACTAGGGCTATAATGAACCATCAGAAAGAACCAAAGAAAGAACCGTCATCCGATTCCGCTATCGCTCCATCGAACAGCAGTATTGAAAACGAAGAGTTATTCACAATGAAAGTAGCTGAGTCGCCTTCGGCTCCAATACTCAAAAAACCTAAACGAGCCAAACTCGTCGATGATTCCTTCATCGCTGAACTCAAGAAACTCAACCCCACGAAAGATGTCGATGCCGAAGTCATCGCCGCGAAGAACTGGCTGCTCGCTCATCCACCACGCCAGTTCACCAAACCATTCTTTTCTTCATGGATCAACCGAACTAAACCCACGATTGATCCCGAAGGAAGCTGGAAACCAACAACCATATAAACACACATGAATACACTAAAACAAAAAATAGAAGAAATGATTGGAGATGATGAAAGCATCCTCCTTGCCGATGGATTTGAAGACGCCTTCCTTGGAATAGGTCGGCAATTCAATACTGCATTTGCAATATACGACAGAGAAAAGTGCATAGAAATCCTAATGAAAGATATGAGTAACGAAGAGGCTGAAGAGTATTTCTGCTTCAATGTGCAGGGAGCTTGGGTCGGTGAGCAGACTCCAGTTTTCTTGGAAAGGACAATATGAAACCAAAGCTAGTCCAAAAATGGGAAGAACTCCCTCCTGAGAAATCAGTCCCAATCCGTAGCAATACCGAACAAGCCGCCTTGTCTCTGATGATTCAAGACAACGAAATACTTTCGACCCAGAAGTGGGAAGCCTCGTATTTCGCCATAGAGAACCATAGATTGATTTTTGAAGCACTCCAAGGGTTCCATAGCCGAAATGGTATCTGCGACGAATTTACGCTCATTTCAGAGCTTGAGAACAGAGGAACACTTTCTCACATCGGAGGAGATCATGTAATCCATGACATCCTTAAATGTATGAATATCCCATCTGGTAAGGTCTGCCAAGACATAGCCAATGACTACAGGAAAGAATTGCGTGAGGCTAAAATCTACCGCGATCTGATTCAGAAATGGGAAGCGATGGAGATGGACATCCGCCGAGGAAACGCAGATGTGAACGATTTATCGGTAACGATAGAATCTATTTCACATGATGGGTCTGCTCCGAAAAGAACCAAGAAGGATATGCTCAACCAGATCATTGATGAGATGGAAGGTAAGAGTAAGCAGGAATGTTTCGGAACTGGATTGATGAAACTGGATCGAACTCTGAAAGGTGGAATGCACCGAGGAGAGTTGATGACAGTTGCCGCTGAGACTGGTGGAGGAAAATCTATCCTCCTAGTTCAATCCGCTGTAGCAAATCTACTGGATGGAAAATCAGTTCTCTTTTTCTCGCTAGAGATGTCTGGTGAAGATGTGTTTAGGCGTATGGCAGCAAACATGGCTGGGGTTCCAATCCGAGAGATGGAAGACTACAAGTCAGAATATGGAAGAGAACTCCCCAAGGTTTCCAATGCCATCGGAGAACTTCTCAAGATGAAGATTTCTGTAGTTGATTGTTTGTATGACATTGATGAAATCGAATCTGAAATATCTAGAGCAGTATCAAGCAAGGAGGCCGATGTGATTATTGTTGATTACCTTCAAATCATCAATATGCCAAACAACGATAACAGAGAGAACGCAATTTCCGAGGCAGCTAGAAGGCTGAAGAACGCAGCAGGAAAGAACAGATCAGTTATTTTGACTGCTTCACAACTCAATGATGAGGGAAAATTGCGCGAATCTAGGGCAATTGGTATGCATTCTGACCAAGTTGTGCATATCGAACACCTCAAGGAAAAGAGCAGAATAGTAGTGAAAAAGAACCGCCGAGGCCCAAGAAACTACCTAATCGACATAAAAATGAACGGAGAACTATCTAAACTGGAGGAAGTCTGGTGACAACTGACCAAGCATTTACTAGAGCATCTAGGCTTTTGGATAAGGCAAGTCGTATCTGGATAACATCAGATATTACAAAGTATTCTGAAGCGGAGATAGCATACCAAGAAGCTGTAAGAATCAGAGACGAATACTTCCCTGACAAAAAAGTATTGACAGAAGATTCTTCTATGGTTGAATCAAGCGAATGAACTCCAGAGCTAAAGGAGCAGTCGGCGAAAGAGAATGGCGTGACCAACTTCGCAATGAAGGATTCACCGCCCGTCGAGGTCAGCAATTTGCAGGAGGCCCAGATTCCCCAGATGTTATTTGCGAGGAATTGTCTGGACTCCACATGGAGGTAAAGCGAGTGCAGAACCTCAATCTTGACAAAGCCTGCGAACAAGCAGAAAGAGACTCTCGCGGTAAACCATGGATAGTCGCTTCAAGAAAAAATAATAAACCGTGGAAAGTTACAATGTCATCAGAAACATTTTTTAAATTGTTACGCGAAGGAATTGATGGTTTTAATTCAAAATGATTAACAAAACATTTAATAGATTCTTATCGAAAGTAGACAAAAATGGGACTGTTCCAACTCATGTAGATAACCTTGACCAATGCTGGAATTGGATTGGTGCTAAAAATACAAGAGGATATGGTAATTTTAAATTCAACAGCAAAACTGAAAAAGCACATAGGGTTTCCTATATTTTTTCTTGTGGGCAAATACCAAATAATATGTGCATTCTTCATAAATGCGATAATCCGTCTTGCGTAAATCCAGATCATTTATTTATTGGAACTCAAGCAGAAAATAACGCAGATAAAGCAAGAAAAAAAAGAAGCATAAATGCTCAATCCAAAAAAACTCATTGCCCTAAAGGCCATCCATATCACGGAGAGAATTTATATATCAACCCAATTACAAATGGTAGGGGTTGTAAAAAATGTAGAATAATGCAGGCATATGCCTCAAGAGATAGAAATAAAAAGAAATGAAAAAACCCACCACTAAAGCAGGAAAAGCCATGAAGGTGGCAAAGGTCATGCGCGAATACAAAGCTGGCAAACTCAAAGCTGGCATCAACCCTAAAGGCCCGAAGAAGGCTCCTATGGCTAAGAGCCGCAAGCAAGCTGTAGCTATTGCACTTTCACAGGCAGGAATGTCTAAGAAAAAGTAATGGAAAAGCGATTCGCAAAGGTAGTCAAGAACCCAAAGACTGGTAGGACTAAGACAGTCAAGTATGGGCAGGCTGGTAAAGCTAAAGACGGAGGAGATCGCATCCGCCCCGGCACAGCCAAGGGTGACGCCTATTGTGCTAGGTCAGCAAAGATCAAAGGAGATTGGAAATCTGATCCCAATTCTCCAAACAACCTTTCACGCCGCAAATGGCGTTGCAAAGGAAGTAAGTCGATGAAATGATCTTCTCCAAGATCGCGCCTTTACCTACGCATAGATATGTCTTGGTGGATTCCAACTTCACACACAAAACTCCGCGTGGACTTGTTGAAGGAATGTGGGTCGGAGTCACCAGCATCCCCGGCAGAGCATGGGGGATTAATGTCATTCTTAGGGATGGTGGTGCTTTATATCGTAATCTCCCTCCTCATAGTATCAGATTTAATACTGAGAACTTTGGGTGGACTATTCAGCAAGCTCAACTTTGGGACTGCTACTCCTACCACTTCACAATCGTCCAAAGCCCCATCCTGCGAGGTCTGCGGATGCAAGCTAAAGTAAGGAACGAATACCACACAGGAGAATACCTATTCCATGTCACCCATGTCGATGACGGGTGGTCAGACTCCCCAGACCAAGATAAGGAGTTTTACTTTATCAAGCTAGACAACGGCAGGCTAACCATCCAACCAACGAATAGAATCACATTCATAGATGCCAGTTTTATCGTTAACGATAATCTCCCAGAACTTAAACTAAGCGACACCATATATTCCTGCGAATGAGATTCCACATACTTGGCTTGCCGCACACAGTTTCAAGCAAAACATATAACGCCTGCGCCTATACTCAGAAGGTAGTCAAATTCGGAAAGATGATGACCGAACGAGGCCATGAGGTCTTGCACTACGGACACGAAGACTCCGATCTGCAATGCACAGAACATATCTCAGTCCTAACCAACGAAGACTTTGAAAAGAGCTACGGAACGCATGACTGGAGAAGTAAATTCTTCAAGTTCAATACTGGCGACCATGCCTACCAAACCTTCTTCAAGAATGCCATCGAGGAAGTAGGGAAGAGGAAGCTCAAGAATGATTTCATTCTACCATTCTGGGGTAGCGGAGTCAGACCAGTCTGTGACGCGCATCCCGATCTAATCTGTGTTGAGCCGGGGATTGGGTATGCTGGTGGGCATTGGGCTAGGTGGAAAATCTTTGAATCCTACGCAATCTACCACGCCTACTGCGGACTAAAGAATGTAGGGAACTGCAATCAAGATTGGTATGAGGTAGTAATCCCAAACTACTTCGATGTGGAAGACTTTGACTACTGCGACCAGAAAGAAGATTACTTCCTATATTTGGGCCGTGTATACAGCGGAAAAGGTGTAGATGTTGCTATCCAAGCCACCCAAGCAGCAGGCAAAAAGCTAGTCATCGCAGGCCAAAAAGAGGATGGTTACAAGCTACCAGACCATGTTGAGTATGTCGGATACGCCGATGTTCATACGAGAAAGAAGCTCATGTCTAAAGCTAAAGCTAGTTTCCTCGCTTCTATGTATGTAGAACCATTCGGTGGAGTCCAAGTGGAGAATCTTCTGTCTGGGACTCCTACGATAACCACAGACTGGGGTAGCTTTGCGGAGAATAATATCCACGGAAAGACAGGTTATAGATGCCGGACTATGGGAGACTTCGTAGATGCCATCAATAACATCGACCAAATCAAACCATACGATTGCAGGATGTTTGGAGAGAACTTCAGCCTAGAGAAAGTAGCCTTGATGTATGAGAAATATTTCGAGGATGTCCTAGATATTTATACTGGTAAGGGCTGGTATGCCGAAGGGAATGGTCTATACGCACTAGAAAAATATTATCCATAATATTCTCTTGACACCATGACAAGATGTAGTAGTGTTGATGGAACCTATAGCAATAGGTGAAACAACCCATGAAAAAACTAATACTACTATTACTAATTGCGGGACTCCAAGCCTGCTCCACAATAAGCAAGGAAACCTATACAGAGACAAGAACTCTGACCTACCCAAAAGGTGGCGAGCCGCACCTCAAGGAGATGTATCTAAAGGATAACAAGCATCAGGAGCAGAATACCTACATCGGGACAAATGATCCCCAGCCAGTCCACCAACCAGTAGTTCAACCAGTCCACCAGCCAGAACCCTATATCAACGATGTAGACCTCATCGCGCCAGTCCCAGAGGTCAACAACTTCCAAGCCAGCTACGAGCCAGAAAGGGAGATGACATTAGATCAATTGATCCATGAGAACCTAATGCTCCAAGCCAAACAAAGGAACGCATGGTTAAGAAGCCAAATGTAGAATACCCAAAGTGGTCTTGCCAAGAATGTGGTAAGAAGCACGGAAAGAAACAAAAAGAAGTATCATGCTGGCATTACGGAAAGTGTGATGTCTGCCAATCAAATAAAAGTGTCACAGAAGTAAGAGACTTCGGGCATTTCCCTAACTGGTTTAAATCTAAATAATGTGTCCAAAATGCAACTCAACAAAAACAGGAGTCTACAATTCAAGAAAGAACGGAAAACATGGCGGGTCAGTATGGAGACGCAGGCATTGCTTAAAGTGCTTCCATAACTGGTCAACAGTAGAGATAAGCCAAGATAGCTATGATGAATTGACAAATAAGTCCAAACTACTAGAAACACTCAGAACCCTTGAAAAAACAGCTTCAAATATTATCGGAAAGGTTAAAGGAATTCTTCCCGCAGACGGAATTACCAGTCATGTTCATGCTAATCTCGATGACGATCATTGGGATATTATACAACATATACATTCAAAAAAACCATACAAGCTCTACAACTTGCCCATCATGTGGCCAACAAATTCCGAAGAATGAGAGATATATTTTTTGACCTACTAATCATGGCGATAATCTTCTACGCAATCACCATAATCGTATACCACTACGGCCCGAACCAGTAATTATCGTTAACGATAACATGAACTGGGACGAATACGGAATACAGATAGCCCAAGTCGCCGCCCTCAAAAGCAAAGACCCTTGGCAAAAAGTCGGCGCGGCCATCCTAAGAGAGGATAACACAATAGGAGGTATAGGATACAACGGCTTCCCCCAAGGTGTAAAAGAAGACTGGGAAAACAGAGACGAAAGAAGATTACTTGTAGTCCACGCAGAACAAAACGCCCTCAGATACCTTAAACCCGGAGAAGGAAAGACACTCTACTCCACCCTCCTCCCATGCAATGACTGCCTAAAAACCATAGCCGCCTACCAAATAAAGAGAGTCCTCTACAAAGACATCTACCTTCATGATTCCTCATCCCTCCTCACAGCAAAGAAACTAGGCATAGAACTAGTCCAATACGAGTAGCGGTAGCTACAGAGGGGCGCAGAGGCGCAGAAAGGAAACAGGGGAAAACGAGTTTGTGTCGGTGTGTAGGACGAAAGACTAGGCAGCACCAGAAACATGGGTTTAGGGTTCTGTGTCGCTGTTGGGAGTGCTACGCTTATGGATTTTGCCTGCAATCTCGGCTGTGTGGGGGAGGGTGCTACCGCCGTCGCCCTCCTATAAGATAAGAGATTCCTTGTCCCTGCCCATGCTCATGCCGTGTGCCGTGCCGTGACGCTGGTATATATAGCGTCACCCATCCCGGCGAGCGTGTGGCGTTGTATATAGTGTGATCGGATCGGATCGGCGTTGGATTAGATAATGGGGTGATCGGATCGGGTGGAAAGCGGGACTGGGTTCGTTGTGATTCGGGGCCGAGTTGCTGAGAATAATAAGTTCCGATAAACACACAGCGTCGATAATGGCGGGGGATGCTGTCGCAATAGCAGGGTTGCTGGTAATGTTGCCGACCAATGTTGCCGGGGTTGCTTGCCAATGTTTCAGGGGTTGCTTTGCAGGGTTGCTCAGGTTGCTCAGTAACATTGGCACGGGATGTGCTAACAAAAAAGGTTTGACATATTGGCATGATTCTTGCTTGTGACACTAGGGAGGGACTGAAAAAAAGATAAGAAAAGGGTATTGACATTGGAAAACACCTGTGCGAATATCGTCCCCGTGCTTGCAATGGATTTGCTCGCACAACCGCTCTCAACCTAGCTTCGCAGTCTTTCAGCCCTTGGCAATCTTGCCAGCGTGATTCTC